AGCCGACCTATCCGGAGCCGACCTATCCGGAGCCAACCTATTCGGAGCCAACCTATCCGGAGCCAACCTATTCGGAGCCAACCTATTCGGAGCCAACCTATCCGGAGCCAACCTATTCGGAGCCAACCTATCCGGAGCCAACCTATTCGGAGCCAACCTATTCGGAGCCAACCTATCCGGAGCCAACCTATTCGGAGCCAACCTATTCGGAGCCGACCTATCCGGAGCCGACCTATCCGGAATTAAAATTAAAAAGTCAATAGTTATTACAGGTCTTTATAAATATGTCGTTATTCCTTTTATATCAGAAGATAATGAGAAATATATAAAAATGGGGTGTTATGCAAGAAAAGTATCTGAATGGGATAATGATTTTTGGAATAACAATAATGAATTTCCAAATGATGGTAGTGAGAAATCTAAGTTAAGATTATTAGCTTTTGAAACTGCAAAGAAATGGTTTGAAATTATTAATACTTCCGACAAATGAAAACAGACAATCAGTATTATCAAAAAATATTCATTGATGGTAAAAAAGAAAATTTACCAGAAAGAACGGGCGATTATAACACCGATATAGGTAAATGGACTTATAATAAGGGATCATACATGAATGATGATGATACATGGATCGAAAACATTGAATTTTATTTTCTTCCCGTCCCGCAATCAGATCAAACTATTATAACAAATCATATCTGTCCGATATGTAGTAAAGAATTTATACCAGAAGTCAAACAATCAAATGACAAAGCTATCATTGAGAAATTAGAAGAGTTAGTTGAAGTTTTGAGATTTTGGTTTGAAACAGACGATTTAGCTGATAAATCACAAGTTAAGAGACTTGAATCCGAACTTATCAAGCTGAAAGAGGGGGAGGAAGAACCAACATTAAGAGATGAGTTGAAATTATTTATTGAAATAGATAAGTTAAATAAGGAAGGGAGAAGGCTCGAAGCAGTTAAACTTCATTATGATTTTTATAAGATTTCTTTAAAGGAATCAAAAAGAATATGTGATGAAAGACGTATTAAATCCCGCTAAAGTTAAACATTAAAATAGAAAAGATGAATCATAAATGGGATATAATTACTGATAAATGTATTAAATGCGAGGTTGAAAAAAGAACAAGGCAATATTATACTAAAGACGGATTTAGAAAAATGGGATATTTTACAGAATACTTTGTCAATGGAGAATGGACTTCCAAAAAACCAAAATGTAATAAATCAAATAATTAATCATGGAAAAGAAACTGACGAAAGAAGTGATTGAAATATTAGGGTTAGCTAATCCATGGCCATTAATAGATGTTTTGGGTAAACTTATTGAAGCGACTGAAATATTATTACACGATAAAAATTATGACAGACACGGATGGGAAGAAATGAACCATTGTGTAATCAGAGGTAAAGAAATAGTATCAATATTACAGACGAACTCAATTGCAGACGAACTTATCGGGAAAGAGGAAACCGAGATCAGCGATGAAGATATTGAAAAGGAATTTCCATTAACTTATTTCACAGGAGCTGTTGAAGTTGATGATATTTCAGCCAAACACAAAAGAACAGGTGCAAAATGGCTTCGGGATAAGTATAAGGGTAACCACTAATCATTATTAATTATTACAAAATTAGTAATTAAAAGTCAACTATAACTAATTAATTATACGGAAATGAAGGCAAACACAGCAAGAGAAGAGTTTATGTTAGAAGTAATAAGAGAACTTGTTAAAGAACGTGATAAATGGGAGCATAGATGTAAACACCCATTACCAAAGGGATGGTCTTACGGCGACGAGCATCCTCGTTATGGAGAAGTGAAATATATAGTAATTAGTCCCGGTGCATAGGGTAATAAACACTAAATAAGAAGATATGAAAACAAATTGTGGAAGTTCTCCAGAAAGTACAACTGAATTGAAAGAATGTTTGCAAGGTGGTGGTTGGCAAATATGTCCGAAATGTCAAGGTCAGGGTAATGTATGGTATCCACCGAACATACCATGGAACCAAACGTATTTAAGTGACGGACGACCTTTTGAATGTGATGTGTGCAAGGGCAGGAAAATTATAAGCATAGACACGGGACTTCCTCCAATTGATTCCCCACTAAAGGACAACTAAAAACTAAATAAAAGAAAAATGAAGTCACAAATTAAATGGTTAATTCCTAAATATTATAAAGATTTACCAACTTTTAATAGTAATATTTTTGACTTAAAAAAATATATCGAAAAGGTTTATTATTATAAAGAAGGTGAATGTGGTATGGCTCCTTGTTATTTGGAAGATAAACATATTTTTGATGAACATTATCCAGAAATTAGAATTACAAAAGAAGATGCGGAATTACTTCTTTTCGATTCAGAAAAGGAAGCCATTGAAAAATTAAAAATAATGTTAAAAGAACTTATTCCAGAATATGGAAGAAGAATAAATAATATAAAATGTATTTGAAGGACAACTAAAGACAGAAGATAATGACAAATAAACTAACTCATATAAGACCCGGACTTTATGTAATGTATTATGAGCAATTAAAGCAAATAGCGGAAGAGTATGGTTATAATTTAGTTGTTCATGGTAGTATGCAAAGGGATTTAGACTTAATTGCTATTCCGTGGATTGACAATCCTAAACCCGAACAGGATATGATTAAGGATTTTCAAAAGTATTTAACAGGATGTACTTTATCTATGCCAGATGGCAATGTTCACTTTACAACACTGCCCGGAGGTTGCCATTCTTATACCATTGATCTGAATAGAGGTGATAAACATGGAGAATGGGTAAGATTTGAAGACAAAGAATATTATTTAGACATTTCAGTAACTCCATTACCTTCTGTAAATCATTAAATTAAGGACTAAAACAAATGAGATATGAAAAGCATAAAAACAAAAATATTAGCTGAATACAAAAAAGGCAATATAGTGGTTGCCGGGATAGAGGGATTGCAAGTAATTCCATTGGATGAATTTATTAAACAACCAGTAGACGGAATACTTTACGACCTTAACAGAGGCGAAACAGTTGTATTAACTTTTATTGACGATCCTAAATGGGTAAATGATTTTGCAGTTTGTAGAACCATTAGAGCCTTAAAGTCAAGAATTGATGAACTTGAATCATCAGACAACGGACAGGGAAAGAAATAATAAGCAAGACAGAGAGAAAAAGAAATATTTTTGTATTGAAAAAATGTTTAACTTTGCAAAATGGCAAAGAAGAAAATAATATCTGAAGCTGAAAGTTTACTGGATGAATCCAATTTAACAGAAAAAAATAAAATCTTTTGTAGAGAATATGTATTTGACTGGAACGCAACAAGAGCGTATAAGATAGCTTATCCAAAAGCAGGTGATCTGACTGCGAGGGTAGAGGCTAGTAAATTCCTAACAAAACCTAACATACAGGCATATTGCGAACTAATTCAAAAAGACCTCGAAAAACTTTGTGGAATTTCAAGGGCAAAAGTTCTTAATGAACATCTTAAATTAGCATACAGTTCAATAGCTCATTTACATAATACATGGATTGAATTAAAACAATTTGAATCACTAACCAAAGAACAAAAAGACTGTATTGCTGAAATTGACACTAAAATAGAAAGGAAATATTTTGCTGAATACGATCCAGATAAAGAGAATTTTATCAAAGTTCCGTATGATGTTAAATACATAAAGATAAAACTTTATGACAAACAGAAAGCGTTGGATTCTATTTCTAAAATGCTTGGTTATGATGCGCCAATAAAAACAGAAGTAACTGGAAAGGGAGGTAAAGATTTAATTCCTTCTACACCATTGACACCCGAACAAGCAAAAGCATTCCTGAATAAACTTGAAAATGGATGTTAATATCATTCATGAAACGGATATAAGTAGAGCATTCTGTTTATCAGGAACTCTGAATTTTACTCGTTATTTTTTTAAGGTTAGGTTTAAACGAAAGTTTATTATCGGCGATCATCATATAAAGATTGCTAATTTACTTGATAATGTGCTTTCTGGGAAAGTCAAAAAAGCAATAATTAATGTAGCTCCCCGATATGGGAAAACGGAACTTGCTGTAAAGAATTTTATTGCAGAAGGTTTGGCAATAAATCCTAAAGCAAAGTTTATTCATTTATCATATTCTGATGATCTCGCACTTGATAGTTCAAAAGAAATTCAGGAAATACTTTTACAACCTGAATACCAGGAACTATTTTCAGCTTGTCCAACTTCGACAAATGCGAAGAAATGGTACACAAAAGAAGGCGGGGGACTTTATGCTGTCAGTTCTGCTGGTCAGGTAACAGGATTTGGTGCTGGGTTAGTTGATAAAGAAGAAGAAGAAAGTTTAGATGAATTTATAAATAATGAATTTGGTGGTGCTATCGTTATAGATGATCCTATAAAACCAGAAGATGCACTTTCTCCTGTTATCAGGAATAAGGTAAACAATCGTTTTGATAGTACATTAAGGAACAGGGTCAATAGTAGGAACACGCCGATAATTATAATAGCTCATAGATTACATGAAGAAGATTTGTGCGGTTTCCTTCTTTTGAATGAACCAGGAGAATGGACTGTATTATCATTACCTTGCATTTACACGGATGAAAAAGGTGAAGAAAAAGCATTATGGCCATTTAAACATTCGTTGGATGAACTTAAAAAATTAAGAGAAATTAACTTCTATATATTCGATACGCAATACATGCAAGACCCGAAGCCATTAGCGGGACTGATGTATGAACAAGGATTTAAGGAGTATGAGATTATTCCTAAAATACCACATATTCGTAAAGTGTATACTGATACTGCTGATGAAGGTGAAGATTATTTATGTTCTATTGTTTATGATGAAACGACTGATGCGAATTATATTATTGATATAATTTATACTAAGAAGCCGATGGAATATACAGAACCGGTCACCGCTGAACAATTTAGCAAGCATGAAGTTTCCGAGGCAATGGTTGAATCAAATAATGGTGGACGTGGATTTGCCAGGGCTGTTGAGAAACTATGTCGGCAAATGGGTAATAATAATACCAAGATAAAGTGGTTCCATCAAAGCGAGAATAAACAAGTGAGAATATTTACACAATCTGCAGCAGTTCAGAACCTTTGTATAATGCCAAAAGGATGGGATCAGATGTGGCCGGAATTTTATAAATCACTTACCAGTTATATGAAGATTGGTAAAAATGAACACGATGATGCGGAAGATGCTTTAACAGGCACAGTTGAGAATAGAAAAAAGAAAGGTGGTAATTTATCAAGTTTAGTAGGTCGTATATAATTATAATTGTTTACTTTTACAGAAAAATATTATGACAGCACTCGAAGTTATACAAAGTCAGGATTTTAAAGAGATTAATAAGTTATTCACTCGCCAAGTAGATACAGGTATTCAGGCAGAAGCAATAAAACAGTTCAATGTTGATACGCATGATGTGTTTGATAAAGTGATCCGCCCGATGCGTAAAATAAAAAGAGATTCCGGGACAAAAGATTCAGCAGATAATGTAATTTGGCAGGATGTTTGGATTGACGTTGTGCGAGTTGGTGTACCTTTTCAGTATTTAATTACTGAAAGGCGTGTTGGATTCACTCTCTCACACCCTGTAAAGACGAATGTCATATGGGACACTGAAAGCGACAAAGAAAAACAACTTGTTAAACTTGTCGAAAGAATCCAGAACGACAATAAAATGGATTATAAAAACAAAGAGATACTTCGCCGGAAGTTATCAGAATTAGAGGTTGCAGTTATTTGGTACTATGTCGCAACAGATGACCCAAAACAGAAGTTTACTTTAAATAGCAAAATAGTCTCATCGGAACTTGGTGACACTCTTTACCCGCTCTTTGATATTAATGGTACAATGATTTCCTTTCGTAGGGATTACAAACTTAAGGACGGGGCAAAGGATATTGAACACTCTGATATTTATACTGCTGAATTTACATACAAGTATCTCAAAAGAGATGGTGTTTGGATGCTTGATCCTGATGCGGTAGGAAAGTCAGTTGAAAGTGGTGATTACATTCCGGCTAATCCTGTTCCAAATCCTGCAATGAAAATTCTTATCGAATATTACAATCAAAAACGTCCGGTTTGGCATAATGTTCAGTCATTAATTGATAGATATGAGACATTATGTTCAAATCATGGAGCGATGAACGATAAATTTGGCGCACCTATCTTCGTTGTCGGTGGTGAGATACAAGGGGAAATAACTGATAATGCACAAGGGTCTATTATGCAGGTAGAAAATGGAGCTACAGCTGCATACGCTCAACTTGCTTCCGAGCCAGAGTCAATCAAATTAGAGCAGACAAATCATAACGATAACATATACAGAATGTCACAAACACCTGATATTTCATTTAGCCAAATGTTAACAATAGGGCAGATGTCAGGCTTTGCAGCGGAAATGTTATTCTCAGATGCACATCAGGCCGTCAGGATGGAAGAAGAATCCTTCGGAATTGGCCTTCAGAGGCGTTTAAACATCATTAAGGCAGCCATAGGGGCATTGATTGACACCTCGCTGGCAAATGAATGTAAGACAGTTCAGTTGAAGCCGGAGATTACGCCTTATTTGCCGCAAAATACAACTGAAGTAATTGACAATTTGTCGGTAGCTGTTACGGGGGGGATATTATCGAAGGAAACAGCCATTGAAAAAAATCCTTTGGTTGAAGATTCAAAAGTGGAGTTAGAAAGAATGAAAAATGATGCAACAGCGGAACTCGCAGGGACGGAAAACATAACAGGGCAAAATTCAGTTTAATGAAAGTACTTATCCTTGCAGGAGGATTAGGATCACGACTATCAGAGGAAACTACTCTTAAACCAAAACCAATGATAGAGATTGGTGGAAAACCTATTCTGTGGCATATTATGAAAATATATTCCTGGTATGGGTATAACGAATTTGTTATACTTTGCGGGTATAAAGGATATATGATTAAGGAGTATTTTACACATTTGGCCGATATAACTATCGATATGGCATCTAATACAATAACACATCATAATAATAAATTAGAACCTTGGAAGGTTACTATGTTTGATACAGGATTGGATGTTATGACCGGGGGGCGTATAAAAAAGATTCAAGAATATATTGGGAATGAACCTTTCATGCTAACATATGGTGATGGAGTTGCAGATATTGATATTAACAAACTAGTTGAATTTCATAAAAGTCATAGTAAATTAATCACAATAACATCTGTATTGCCGGAAGGTCGATTTGGTGTATTAAACATTGATGATAATAATATAGTTGTTAACTTTCAAGAAAAACTTAAAGGAGATGGGATATGGGTAAATGGAGGTTTTTTTGTTTGTCAACCAGAAGTTTTTAATTATATTAAAAATGATAAAACTATCTTTGAACAAGAACCACTTGAAAATTTATCTCAGGAAAGAGAATTAGTCGCATATAAACATCATGGTTTCTGGAAATCAATGGATACTCAACATGATAAAATGCAAATAGAAGATTTAATTGAAAATAATAAAGCACCCTGGATCACATGGTAATCCCTTTTAATAATTTCTACAAAGGACGTAAGGTTTTTGTCACAGGACATACCGGGTTTAAAGGCTCCTGGTTATCTATTTTATTGAAATGGCTTGGTGCTGATATATATGGGTATGCATTAAAGCCTCATACAATTCCAAGTTTATACGAATTGGCAAAAATTGATGAATTTATTCATTCTACTATTGGAGATATACGGGATTATGATTTATTACTAAAAACTATCAAAGAAGTACAACCTGAAGTTATCATTCACATGGCAGCACAACCTCTTGTTATGGAATCTTATAAGAACCCACGTGAAACTTATGAGATTAATGTAATGGGAACTGTGAATATATTTGAGGCTGCTAAACAGGTAGAAAGTGTAAAAGTAATACTTAATGTTACGACTGATAAATGTTATGAGAATAAGGAATGGCATTGGGGGTATAGAGAGAATGAACCTATGGGTGGTTATGATCCTTACTCGAATAGTAAAGGTTGCTCCGAATTAATTACAAGTGCTTTCAGGAGTTCTTTTTTTAATTCTAAAGAAGTGGCTGTTGCCTCATCTCGTGCCGGGAATGTTATTGGAGGGGGCGACTGGTCTAATGATCGGCTTATACCTGATCTTTTACGTGCAATAATGAAAGGAGAGAAATTAAAAATACGATGTCCTTATGCTATTCGTCCCTGGCAATACGTGTTAGAACCATTATCAGGATATCTTGTATTATGTGAAAAATTATATTCTGGCGGTACTGTTTTTGCTGAAGGATGGAATTTTGGACCTGATGACAAAGATGCTAAAAATGTAGAATGGATTACAAATAAAATATGTGAGTTATGGGGAGACAAGATTAGTTATGAAATAGATATTAATCCTCATCCACATGAAGCAAATTATCTTAAACTGGATTGTTCAAAAACTAAAGCAATACTTGGGTGGTCTCCTAAATGGGATATCGAAACTGCACTTCGTATGATTGTGAATTGGAATAAATCCTTTCTTAATAAAGACGACATGAGGCTGGTTTGTATTAGACAGATTAATGAATATTTTAATTATGACAAATCATAAAGCAATCCGGCAGGAGATAATTCAAAAAACAATAGAATATTATCAGGCAAAGTTTATAAAGCAAGATTTTGTACCTGGTAAATCAAAGATAAAATATGCCGGGAGGATATTTGATCATCAGGAATTGGTAAATGCAGTTGAAGCCTCTCTTGATTTCTGGCTAACAGAAGGACGATTCTCTGAATTATTTACTAAAAAGATAGTAGAGTTTCTTGGAATTAAATATGTACTTCTTACTAATTCAGGATCTTCAGCCAATTTATTAGCAATATCTGCACTTACTTCAGAGAGACTTGGAGATAGACGGTTAAAACCAGGGGATGAAGTAATTTCTATTTCAGCAGCTTTTCCGGCAACTGTTACACCAATTATTCAATATGGGTTAGTTCCTGTATTTGTAGATATCAATATTCCAACTTACAATATTAATGTAGAGATGATGCAAAAGGCCATTTCTCCAAAAACACGTTGCATTTTTATTGCACACACACTTGGTAATCCATTTGACCTCGATGCTGTGATGCAATTGGCCGATGAATTTCATTTATGGGTGATTGAAGACAATTGCGATGCTTTTGGAAGTGAATATAAAGGGAAGAAAACAGGTACTTTTGGACACATATCCACTTTATCATTTTACCCGGCTCATCACATTACAACTGGCGAAGGCGGCGCAATCTGTACCAATGATCAGCAATTAGCACAAACAGTACGTTCATTCCGGGATTGGGGGCGAGATTGCTATTGCCTAGGTGGTAAGAATAATACTTGTGGTAAACGATTTACGCAGCAATTTGGGAACCTGCCTTCTGGCTTCGACCATAAATACGTATATTCCGAAATAGGCTATAATTTAAAAATGACAGACATTCAAGCCGCTATTGGGGCAGCACAAATTGATAAACTTCCTGAGTTTTGTGTTCGCAGAAAAGAAAATTTCAAAGAATGGACTCGTATATTTTCGAAATATCCCGATTATTTTATTCTGCCTGAAGCAACTGAAGGTACTAATCCATCATGGTTTGCTTTCATAATAACTTTGAAAGAAGGAACTCCTTTTAGCAGGAATGAGTTAACCAAATATTTTGATGACAATTTGATAGAGACACGAAATATATTTGCAGGCAATATTACCAAACAACCGGGATTTATAAATAAACAATGGAGAATTGCCGATCACCTGAATAACACCGATTATATTATGAATAACACTTTTATTCTTGGTACATATCCCGGATTAACCAAAGAAATATTTAAATACTGTGAAGATATTTTAGATCATTTTATAAAGAAATTCAATTAATATGGCAGAGATACTTTTTTTAACAGTCGATTCACGAGATACATGTGCGTTTTATCGCTCAGCAGGAGTTGTTAAAGACCTCCGTAGGAAAACAGATGACAATATCACTTTGGTTCAAATGAATCAAGTAGCCTTAGACTGGTCGTTTATTACTCAGTTTGATTTGATAATGATACAGAGGGCTTTTTCAAAAGACTCGCTTAATCTTTGTGGTTACATAAAGCAATGCGGAATTTCACTCTGGCTCGACTACGATGATAACCTCTTTGCACTTAACCCAGAAAACCCGACATACGCCCTTTATAATAATCCGGAAATTCAAGCGAATATAAAGGGAATGTTAAAACTTGCTGATGCGGTAAGTGTCCCGACTGAATATCTGAGACAGGCATATAGTGAGTTTAATAAGAATATTTTTATTGTCCCTAATGCTTTTCATGATTCATTATTTCAGCGTCCTGAGTTACCAAAACGGACAAATAACATAGTCTGGCGTGGCCCGGAGGCTCATATATTTGACCTGATGAGTTATTCCAAAGAGATCAATACGATTACTAAAGAGTTCCCTGAATGGAGGTTTATGTTTATGGGATTTTCTCCGTGGTTCCTTTCTGATACAAATAACAAAGGTAACGTTCCATCATTAGATATTGTTGTGTACTATAAAACATTATTCGACATGGCTCCGACTTGTTTGCATGTCCCTTTGCATGACAATACTTTTAATAGGTGTAAGAGTAATATAGCCGCAATAGAAGGGAGTTACGCCGGGGCAGTCTGTATAACTCCGGGCTGGTGGAATATGCCGGGAACAATACCTTATACTGACGGTGCAAGTTATTATGAAGCGATAAGAAGTGTTATAACAGGAGAAGTCGATAAGGCAGCTTTAAATAAAATCACCTGGGAATATATCATGGATGTTTTACCACTGAGTAAAGTAAACGTAGAAAGATTACAAATAATTAATTCTTTGCTTTAGATATTGTTTATTCGGAATAATATGTAAATTTGTAGTGCAGCAAACGCATCTTAATGGTACAAACCACAAAAATATTGAGCCTGAGTAAATATAACACCGTATACCACGGGTTTGCTGTTGTATTGAAAGGGCTCTTTAATATCTATTAATTATGAAATTTAGTGTTATAATGGCCTCATTGCTTTCGGACTATCCGGGAAGTGCAACTGGCAAAGATAAGAAGCTTATCAGGGCCGTGGAATCAGTTTTGAAGCAAACGATGATGAATTTTGAATTAATCATAGTCGCTGATGGATGCGCTTTAACTGAATTTATAGTCAATCATAACTTTACAGATAAGCGTATTAAACTTATTAAAGTGCAGCGTAAAGAACTCTGGAGCAACGTACCCCGGAACGCAGGTATTGACGTTGCAAAAGGAAAGTATATCACTTACATTGATAACGATGATAAATGGGGAGAAAATCATTTGCGTATCATTGACGACCAGATGGACAATACCGAGAACTGGCTATACTTTAATGATATGCGCTGGAACGGTAAGGAGTTTATTGAACGGCAGATTGATGTTGCTCTTTATGGTCATTGTGGAACGTCAAATATCTGCCATGCTTCACGGCTAAAACTGAAATGGGAAAAACCCGGTTATGGACACGACTTTCTTTTCATTAAGCAGTTAAGGAAGTTTGAAGGTAAAAAAATCAGCACGCCGGAATACTTTGTTTGTCATGAAATATAGTCTATTATGGAAAAAGTTAAGGTAGTTTGGTATTGCGTGGGAGTAAATATAATTGGGCAGCCGGTTTATGTTTGTCATGAAATATGAAAGATATGAATATAGAAACAACTCCATATTATATAAATGTTTCTACGAATGGCACTCCTTTTTATGTTCAAGGAGATGTTGTTTGTGAGGAGCAAATGATCATGCTAAAAAACCACAAAAAACAGACAGGGCTTTATTATTTATTTGATAAAGGAAGAATTGTTTATATCGGAGCAAGCGGACGTAATGTATACGAAAGAATCCTTTCTCATATAAAAGATAAAAAATTTGACTCATATTTTATATTCCCATGCACAGATGATAATGGAGTGGTTAATGAAAAATTATTAAACAGGTGTTTAGATGCGGAAGCAAAATTGATAAGAAAATTTAATCCTGAATATAATCAATTAAGTAATTGCGCATTAAAGAGGATTTCTAATTAATAATTTGTATATTTATAGTATGAGAATCAGCGGGATATATAAAATACAATCAGTAATAAAGCCAGAACGGATTTATATAGGTTCTGCTATTTATATAAAAAGTAGATGGGCTATGCACTTATATCAATTAAGAAACAATAAACATGGCTCTCAAAAACTTCAACGGCACTACAATAAATACGGTGAATCAGATTTACAATTCTCAATTTTGTCAGGTTGTGAAAAAGAAAGATTAATTGAGCAAGAACAATATTTTATTGATGCTTATAAGCCTTATTTTAATAATAGAATAATAGCAGCGAGTAATAATTTAGGATTACGTAATCGGTGGCATCATTCAGAAGAAACGAAAAGGAAATTCTCAAATATTCTTAAGGGAAATAAACGTACTTTAGGATTTAAGCATTCCATCGAGACAAGAAGAAAAATAAGTGAAGCATTAAGATTAAGAGTACGAAAACCTATGACTGATGAGACAAAACATAAATTAAGTTTAGCAAACAAAGGAAATAAAACTGGTTGGGATATAAACATACTAAAGAGGCATTACAAATAATGAGAGAAGCTGGGCTTGGTAAAAAACTCTCTTTGGAACATAAAAATAAATTAATTGCGGCTAATACAGGAAGGGTTGCTTCTTTAGAAACACGTAGAAAAATAACAGTGGCATTAAAGGGTAAAAAAAGATCAATTGAAAGTCGTATTAATATTAGTAACGGACATAAAGGCAATATCCCAACAATTGAAACACGAATACGCCTTAGTGAATCAGGCAAAAAGGCATGGGTACAAAGAAAATTAAATAAAATAGTAGCATGAAAGCTCTTATTATAAATTTTAATAGAATTTCACTTCCTGTTAAACTTGCTGATTTTTGTGCAAACCATAATATCGATCCGATATTTGTCGATAATAATTCTGATTACCCGCCATTACTTGAATACTACAAAACAACTCCTTATGCGGTTGTAAGGATGAAAGAGAATTATGGTTATAAAGTAGTTTGGGAGCAGGACATTTTAAATCGATTAAATATTGCAGACAATTATATTGTCACCGATCCTGATTTGGACTTAACAGGCATCCCTGATGACTTTCTAAGCGTTTTGGAAGCGGGGCTGATAAAGTACCCTCAATATGATAAATGCGGCTTTAGCCTTGAGATAAACGACCTGCCGCCGACTGATTTCTGCCCTGCAAAGTATGAAAAACAGTTTTGGCAATATCCTTTAGATAAAATGTATTTTAATGCTGCAATAGATACGACATTTGCACTATATAAAGTGCCGTTTCATTCGTATAATGCGATAAGAACAAACCGTCCATATACAGCGAAACACATGCCGTGGTATTATTTTGATTTTGAAGATATGCCCGAAGATGAGCAGTATTATTTTCGCACCTGCATAGAATCACATAGTATGGGAGGGATATTCACTAATAAATGTAAGGTCTGCAGTAAGGAGTTTAAGGGAACTGTTAAAATTGATATTTGTCCAAATTGTCATATATGATTACAATTTTCATAATATATCAAAACCGCTCAGAATCTTTAAAATGGACTCTAAGGTCATTGCTTAAATACGATCCTAAAGATTTTAATGTGCTTATCATTGATGATAACAGTAGAGAAGATATTATACTTCCCGGACTACCTTTCAAAGTTCGGGTGATTAAATTCACTACTGAACCATGGACAGATATTTATACGTGTGTTCTTAATATGGGATTTTTTTATGCTTTAGATGGTGATCCTGATATTATAATAATGCAGCACGCGGAATGTTATCATCAGGGAGACATTTTAAATTATGCTAAAAGAGTTACGGACGATTCTTATATATCCTTTGGCTGTTATGCATTAGGAAAGGACGACACCCCTGAATCGTTTGAGATAATTGATAGGCCATGTACTCAAGATGGTCAGAGATCATGGTACAACCATCCTATTATCCGTCCGGTAGGATTCAATTTCTGTTCTGCTATCACTGCAAAGAATTTGGTTAAACTGAATGGTTTTGATGAACGATTTAAAGACGGCTGTGCCTATGAAGATGATTATTTCCTTCACCAAGTCAAGATATTAGGATTAAAGGTCGAGATAACTGCTGATCCTATTGTATTCCATCAGTATCATTTAGTATCATTAAGTGTATCTTTGGAGGCACGAAAGCGGAGATCAGAGGAGGCATGGGTAAGAAACCAGACTTTATTTAAAACATTATCACAAAGTAAAGAATATAGAGCTAAACATTTATTAACACCTAACTTATGAAAATTAACCTTACAAGTGATACAATAGACAGGGCGGATATTAACGCATTAATTGAATGGCTAAAGCAAGACCCTATTCCACAGTTGACAAAAGGGAATCTTACGAAAGAACTTGAATCTAAATGGGCAAGGAAAACTGGAACTGAATATTCTGTCTTTATTAATTCAGGTTCATCAGCTATTCTCTTACTACTTGCAGCATATAAAGAGCAATTAGGGTATAATCCTAAAATTGTGGTTCCTGCTTTGAGCTGGGTAACAGATATTAGTTCTCCTATGTTATTAAGTTATGATATTCGACTTTGTGATTGTAATCTTAATGACCTGGGGTGTGACTTAATAGAACTCGAAAGTATCTTTAAGGAATTTAAACCTGATTTATTCCTTTCCGTATCACCGCTCGGATTAATCCCGGACATGGACAGAATAATAAATCTATGTAAAGAGTATAATGTTACTTTCATTGAAGATAATTGTGAGAGCATGGGGTCATGTATTGGAACTGAAGGGATGTTAGGTTCATTTGGTCATTCGTCTGTCTTTTCAATGTATTATGGACATCACCTGAGTACAATAGAGGGAGGATTTATAAATACCAGCGATAAAGAATTATATAATTTACTTCTTTCAATGCGGAGTCACGGATGGGATAGGGACTGGGATCCTATAGATCAGATAAAAGCAAGAAAAGTATGGAATATTGGTGATTTTGAAGCTCTTTATACATTTTATTATCCTGGTCTTAATGTACGATCAACAGATTTACAGGCATTTATCGGGTTGAGGCAATTAGATAAACTTAACACGTTTGTTGATAAGAGAAACTATAACTTTCGGTATTATTTGAAAAATATCAAAGACAATATACTGGATTTAAAGGAAAGAGGTTGTGTTTCAAACTTTGCTTATCCTGTTGTCAGTCTTAAAAAGGAAAGAATTGTTAAGGACTTACAGGAAAACGATGTTGCTGTCCGCCCTCTTATTGCCGGGTCAATCGGTAAGCAACCGTTCTGGATTAAAAAACATGGTAATTATAAGTATCTCAATGCGGATTTAATTCATAACTTTGGATTCTACTTACCTAATCATCAGGATTTAACTGAGGAAGAAATGAATTTTATTATAGAAATTGTAAACAGATGATTTCAGCAAGACTTTGCGGAGGGTTAGGAGGCCGGTTGTTTCAAATAGCAGCTGCTTTCGCTTTAGCACTCGATAATAACGATGAGTGCGCCTTTAATCTTAATATGGGGTCTGTATGTTTAGTCAAACCAGAGACATATAGAAATAATGTTTTCAGAAAACTCAAAGATTTACCGCCGGAATGGGTTCAGGAAGCGTACTATCAGGAACGAAGGTATAATTATGATCCTATTCCTTACCATAAAAACTTAATGATAGGGGGATATTTCGGAAGTGAAAAATACTTTAATAAATATCGGAAGGAAATTATTGAGCTATTTAAAGATCAAAAAACAATTAGAATTATAGAGTTAAGTTTTAACTTCAAAAACAGCGTTTCGCTTCATGTGCGCAGGGGTGACTATCTTATCAATGCTAGCCATGTTTGTGATGAAAGATATTATAAAAAAGCTTTATTCCACTTGGATTGTCAGGTTCAAATAGATCATGTTTATATTATTTCAGATGACATTCCTTGGTGCAAAGAAACTTTCAAAGATAAAAGAATTATATTTATTGAGGGAGTGCCGGATTACATTGATTTCTATATTCAGACTCTTTGCACTCACAATATAATAAGTAATTCTACATTCTCCCGATGGGGTGCATATCTGAATGAGAACCCTGATAAAATTGTTTGCGCTCCTGCTGTTTGGTTCGGTGGAAGTATAGCAAATGAGATAACAGATGTGTTTTTAAATGATTGGAATTTTATATAACTAAAAATTGAAATCATGAAAGTTAAATTTCACTCAGTTTACCCGATTAATTTAGACATTGACACTAATAAGCCAGTTGACGTTTATATTGATCAATTTACAATGGATCCTATTCCACCCGATTCGCTTCGTATTATTATCTTACAAGAACCTTGGAGAGAACCTATGGTTCCGTTGGTGCAGAAGTATAAAGACCGTTACACGCATCTATTGACCTATCAGGAAGAAGTTCTGGACTCGAATCCAAAAGCAAGGTTATTCCATTTCCCGAATACATGGATTAAAGATTACAAGTTTCCAAAGAAAGAGTTTAGTGTTTCAACAGTTGTCGGTGGTAAAAACTTTCTGGAAGGTCACGCATTAAGGCATGAGCTTTGGAGAAATCAGGATAAAATTACCGTACCGAAGAATTTCTACCTGAGCGGTAATGCAAAACATTCTCATTCATTCGTGCCGTGGAATGAAGTTAATTATTTGGGCCGCCGTGTTTTAGGAGCCTCTAAAGACCCACTATTTACTTCCATGTTTCATATCTGTATTGAGAATACTTCAATAGCAAATTTCTTTACTGAAAAACTCATTGATTGTTTTCAAACAAAGACAGTACCTATTTATTACGGATGTACGAATATAAGGGACTATTTCAATATAGACGGGATAATCGTTGTTAATAATGTATATGATATAATAAGTTCCAGTTGCCGGTTATCGAAAAGCCTATATGAAAGATTACTTCCGGTTTTGGAAGAAAATTTCGAACGGTCAAATAAATGGTGCGATAACATAGAACAATTAAAAAATGGAATAATTCAGATACTTAAAGAGGAGAATTATGCCTGATACCAGTTTAGAATATCGCAATAAGTTTTTAAAACGTCAACTTCAGTATGACAGAAAGTTCCGTTTGATATTTAATAAGGTTGCTGATGATTTTGCCCGATTATCAGGTGATCCTAATATTAAATTTAGTCGTGCATTCCGATATAACGGTGCAATAAATAAAAAGATTGACATTATAATTGAGGCATTTCATAAAGACGTCCTTAATTTAACCGAATTGGAAATCGAAAAAAGTTGGGGACTATCAAATGAAAAAAACGACTTAATCGTAAAAGATTATTTAAAGGCTATCACAACCATTAAGACAGCGCAAAAGGCCGCATATTTCATGCCTAATATTCCTGCACTCAAAGCGTTTATTTCCGGCAAGCATGGCACGGAGACTTTATCAGATTCAATCTGGCAGGTTGCAAAACAGGCAAGGGGTGAAATGAAAATCCATTTGGGGATCGGAATTTCTCAGGGAGATTCTGCCTCTGTAATTTCCCGAAGGATCCGTCAATACCTCAAAAACCCGGATGCACTTTTTCGAAGGGTCCGTGATAATAATGGCAAACTAGTTGCAAGTAAAGCAATGTTAGAGAACCATCCGGGAACTGGAACGTATAATAGTGCTTATAAAAACGCTTTACGTGTGGCCAGAACAAATGCGAACCAATCTTTTCAATTAGCTGATTCAATAAGGTGGAGGCAGCTAGATATGGTAATCGGGATTGAAATTAAGTTAAGTTCCCAACATCCAGATTATAATTATGTTGAAATATGTGAGGCACTTGCAGGAATTTATCCGAAAACTTATATATTCATAGGCAATCACCCGCAATGCTTGTGTATCGCAGTTCCTATACTAATGCCAAATTCTGATTTTAATGCGTATTTAAAAGGGAATGAACCACTAAGATCGAAACAAATAACGGATTATCCGCCGAATTTTAAAGAGTTCTGGAAAGCCAATTATGACAAATATTCAAATTATAAACAAATGCCGTTTATTATGGAAGATAATTTGGAGGCTATTAAAAAAATTCTGAAATGAAAAAACTTATTCCGATTTTATTCTTTGTTCTTGTAATTACTTCATGTGAGAAAAAAATACCTTGCTGGGAATGTATCACTAAGCAGACAAAAGACATTACCTTAATTAACATTTACTGTGACAAAACCGCAGATGAGATTAAAGATATAGAAGTAAAAGGGACTTTTTACCACAATCTTTTTGGCGAATACTGGCATCAAACTACAGTTTGTAGATTAAAATAATTAACGAAAATAATTTGAAAATAATAAAATCCATTGTGAAATGAGAATGAGGGTTGCTGATTATGTAGCAAAATTTATTTATGAACAATTAAAAGTTCATGATGTATTTATGGTTACAGGTGGAGGGGCAATGTTTCTTAATGATGGGATCGCAATGAATGGTAAAATAAATGCCATTTGTAACCATCATGAGCAAGCATCATCAATGGGTGCTGTTGGTTATGCTAAATATACGAATGGCTTTGCAGTGGTAATGCAAACAACTGGATGCGGAGGCACGAATTGCATTACAGGTTTATTGGATGCATGGCAGGATAGTGTGAAGGTCTTTTTTATTTCCGGGAATGACAATAAAAACAGAACTGTATATAATTCAACTATTAAATTAAGACAACTTGGAGTACAGGAAGCAGATATTATTTCAATAGTTTCATCTATAACAAAATATGCAGTTATGGTTAATAATGCTGAAGATATTGCTTATCATTTGGAAGCGGCAAAATATCATGCAGAATCCGGGAGACCTGGCCCAGTATGGGTAGATATTCCTCTGGATATACAAGGAGTATTTATTGAAAGTGACAGTCTTAAACATTTCCGGGAAGGGAACAATATAAAGCAAAAAGCTACATTTGAGGAATTGGAGCAATTTAAAAATGACCTTGCTCAAAGCAAGCGACCTGTAATTATTGCGGGTAATGGGATAAGGTTAGGAAATGCAGTCAGAGAGTTTCAAAAATTCATCAATAAATTCAAAATACCCGTTGTAGTAACATATCTTGGTGTTGATCTACTTCCTTCGGCGCACCCACAATTTATTGGAAGGATTGGCATTAAAGGAGACAGAGCAGGTAATTTTGCAATGCAGAACTCTGATTTACTTATAAGTTTTGGTAGTAGATTCAGTGTAGGATCAGTTGGTTATGATCCTAAATTATTTGCACGTGAAGCGAAGATAGTTGCCGTAGATATTGATGATAATGAACATAAAAAAAATACTGTAAAAATAGATTATGTTATAAATGTTGATATAAAAGAATTTCTATTACAGTTTGATTATGATATTCCAATAAATAGCCAGTGGGGTGAGACCTGTCATAACTGGAAAACAAAATGGCCGACAATATTACCGGAACATAAAGACGATAAAAACGGAATTAACTTATATCATTTTATGGGTATCTTAAACAGGAATCTTAAAAATGATTCTGTTGTTGTCTCCGATGCCGGATCTGCTTATTATGTCACATCTCAATCCCTTATGATAAAAGAGAATCAAAGATATATCACTTCGGGTGCTCAGGCCGAAATGGGATTTACCATACCTGCTTCCATTGGTATTTGTGTGGCTCGAAATAATATGGAGGTTATCGGAATAACAGGCGATGGATCATTTCAGATGAATATCCAGGAACTTCAGACTATTGTTCATCATAAATATCCCATTAAACTTTTTATTTGGAATAATAATGGCTATTTGTCTATTCGTACAACACAGAAAAGATTCTTTAATGGGCGTTTAGGTACTGACAATAGCAGTGGTTTATCTTTTCCAAGTATAGAAAAAATTGCTGATGCTTATGGAATTAAATTTTACAGAATTACAACCGCAGAAGAGTTGGAATCGAAAATGTGTAAAATCTTATTAGAGAAAGAAGCAGTAATATGTGAAGTTATGTGTCAACCTGATCAGGTCATCGCACCGGTTGTTTCTTCAATAAAAGATAAGGAAGGGAAAATGATTTCTAAGCCACTAGAGGATATGTTTCCTTTCTTAGACAGGGATGAATTTAATGATAATATGATTATAAAAACTATATAGTTATGACAAAGAAAATTTCTTTAATAGATTTGGTTAATAAAAAAGCCAATGGAGAACTAGTAACATGGATCACGGCCTATGACTTACCTCTTTCATGGGCTGCGGAAAATGCAGGTATTGATATGATACTTGTCGGTGATTCTGGCGGCATGGTACAACTTGGTTATCAAACAACCAACCCTGTCACTATGGATGAGATGATTGTTATGGCACAATCTGTTCGCAGGGGTGCGCCCAATACTTTTATTATTGGAGATATGCCACAAGGATCTTATGAGATTAGTGATAAAGATGCTATTTATAATGCACTCAGGTTTGTGAAGGAAGCTGGGTGTGATGCCATTAAACTTGAAGGGGGCAAAAGGATAACACCAAGGGTTAAGGCAATATCTGATGCAGGTATATTAGTTATAGGACATCTCGGATTAACGCCACAAAGCACTGCATCATTCGGAGGATATAGAGTACAAGGGAAAACCATCGAGAGTTTTATAAAAACATTTGAGGATGCAATCGCCTTGCAGGAATCAGGGGCATTTTCGATACTTCTTGAAGCGATGCCGTCAGAATCAGCAGGACAGATAACAAAACAGTTAAAAGTTCCTATTTATGGCATTGGTGCAGGACAGTATGTTAATGGACAGTTAATTATTATGCATGACCTACTTGGATTCTATAAACCATTCAGGCCGTGGTTCGCCAAATGCTATATACCACAGGTGATAAAAAAATATGAGGAATATATTTATTCTGTGAAGGATTTAAGAAAGCTGGGGAGAGAACAGCGTGAAGATGGTATTCTGATTCTTGCACAGATGGCTATTCAAGAATATATCAAAGAAGTGAAGGACAAGACTTATCCACAGGAGGAATATAGTTATCCGCTTAAAGAAGAAGATCTTAATATTTTGAAAAAGTCTAAATATTGGAAATGATTAATAAGCGGAACAGTATTGTAGAGCAAGACCTTGAATTTATTATTAATCATCCATTAAATTGGGATGTATTAGAGGGAAAGACTGTACTAATTACAGGAGCAAACGGCTTTCTTCCCGCATACATGGTTGAAACTTTATTATTTTTAAACGAATGCAGGTTTTCAAGCCCAATAAAGATAATTGGGCTTGTCAGAAATATAGACAAAACTAAGCAACGGTTTAAGTTTTATGCTAAACGAAAAGATTTAGAATTTATTCAGGCAGACATTAATGAACCTTTTAAATGCAAATGTCCAATAAATTTTATTATTCACGCAGCAAGTCAGGCGAGTCCTAAGTATTTTGGTATTGATCCCGTTGGTACTTTATTACCGAATACCGTAGGAACGAATAAATTACTACAACTCGCCATAAGAAACCCGGTTGAGATCTTTTTATATTTTAGTAGTGGTGAGGTCTATGGAGATACCGATCAAGTACCAACGTCCGAGAATGGTTATGGTTATCTCGATACTACTAATGTAAGATCATGCTATGGAGAAAGCAAACGAATGGGTGAAACAATGTGTGTCTCATATCATCGCCAATTTAATGTTCCTGCTAAAATTGTCCGTCCTTTTCATACCTATGGGCCAAGTATGCAGTTAGACGATGGGAGGGTATATGCTGACTTTATATCTGACATAGTGAATGATAGAGATATAATCATGAAAGGCAATGGAAACGCCATGCGTGCCTTCTGTTATATTGCCGATGCGATTATTGGGTTCTTTACTGTCTTACTAAAAGGAGAAAATGGTGAAGCATATAATGTAGGGAACCCGGATGGTGAATTAAGTATTAAGGAATTGGCTCATACTTTAATAAGTTTATTTCCGGAGAAAAAATTAAAAGTAGTTGAATTTCATAAGCCACCTGATAATAATTACCTTCAGAGTAATAACAGTAGAATGTGTCCTGATATTTCTAAAATTAAAACTCTTGGATGGACACCGCATTATAATGTTCAGGAAGGATTCAAAAGAACAATCGAAAGCTATGAATAATTTAAGACAACTTTATAAGGACGGTGCAATAAGTAAGCAGAAGTTTATAAAACAAATGCATGAACACCATTCTATTCTTTTTGAGTACCGGGATTTATTAAAGAATAATATAATTAAGAAAATAGAGATTTCTGAAAATTTAGTAATTATGACCTTTCATGATATTAAAATGATTATTGACGAATATGATGAAAGAACAGCACCTATTGAAGCACTGAATTTCTCCGGGTATGAAAAAGAAGAAACAGACTTTATTTTAACAATTATTGGAGAAAGTTTACATCCTGACTTTACAGTTTTTGATATAGGTGCGAATGTCGGATGGTACTCTTTAAATATTTCCAAGAAATTCCCCGGAATTAAGATTCATGCTTTTGAACCTATTCCTAAGACATTTAGATATTTGAATGACAATATTAAATTAAATGGGTTAAAGAATATAACAACCAATACTTTTGGTCTTTCAAATTCAGATAAAAATGTTTTATTTTATTATTATAAAGAAGGTTCTGGAAATTCTTCACTTGTCAATCTATCAAACAGGGGCGAGGAGATGTCTTCAAAAGTATATGAACTTGATAATTACGTTAAAAACAATAATTTGAGGGTTGACTTTATAAAGTGCGATGTTGAGGGTGCTGAACTATTTGTATTTGAAGGCGCTTTAAAAACATTAAAAGATCAAAAGCCAATTGTTTTTACTGAAATGTTAAGGAAATGGTCATCCAGGTTTAATTATCATCCGAATGTTATTATTTCCTTGTTTAGAAATATAGGTTACAATTGTTATACGCTTAGAGATGGGAAACTTATTCCATTCAGTTTTATGAAGGAAGATACTGTTGAGACTAATTTTTTCTTTTTACATAAAGAATATCATGCTGAAAAGATTCTACGATTCAATTAACCTCCAGAAATGGTTTTTTTATTACCAACTGTAAAACTTCCTGTTTAATGTCCTCAAATCAGGTTTTACCGGATTTAGTTTTGTTGCAACTATTTCCTTTTCCGGTAATCGGTCCGGAATCTCAATCACCCATTGACCTTTTGATCCTGATTCATTAGGTAATTGCCTTGCATGATGATTCGAGGGCAGTAATCCATCAGCGCAACGTCTTGCAATAGTTTTGGAGGATAATATTTTCCCTTTGGAAGGGAATCGCTTTGCGTATTCTTCAACTGTTATTACCATTTTATGTCCGTATAAGGACAAAAGTAAACAATCTCATTGAATTGACAATCATATAAGGCGTAATTTTACAGATTATGAAGGAAAAAATTATTTTATTTCTCAAAACCCGGTTACCGGGGGTTGCAGAATCATATCTAAATGGGATTGCTGAAACATACAGTAAGACCATAAAGGACGAAAAAGAGATTGAAACCGTTATTTCTGACGGGGTTATCGAAGTTTTAAAATACTCTGCTGCACAACTTCAAATTGAAGGGGACAAAAGAGTTACTCAGGCAAAATTAGACCTGAAAACATTCCAGGAGAAACACGGAATTAATGAGGATGGCACACTGAAAAAACCAGTAGGCAGGCCAAAGAAGGACGTTGACCCTGATAATTCAGATGATGATGGGAAAATTCCTAAATGGGCTGAGAAGTTTCTCGCAGATCAATCTGAATTAAAACAGAAATTTGAAACACAAACACAGGAAAAGACTTTAGCCGCATTATCTGAAAGGGTAAGTAAACATGAAAAGTTAAAGGATATTCCTCAGTCGTATTTAAAAGGCCGGAATCTGGTCCCAAAATCAGAGGCCGAAATTGACCAACTGGCCGCAGAGATTGAAACCGATTATAACGGATTCAAGCAGGAAATGGCAGAGAAGGGGGTCGTTATTTCAGTACCGCCAACGGGAGGCGGGTCGATAGGTGACAAATCAACCATTGATACTTACCTTGATGAGAAGTTCCCGAAAGAGCCGCAAGGCAGAGTATTAATTAAAAAATAAATAATTATGCAAACATTTTCTTCAACAGGAACCGAGAGGAGTCAAGTCGTAGAAAAGATCCTTGAGGATATTCCGGGTGGGGGCGTGGTCAAGAAAAGTGATTTCCAGACTGGTGCTACCGGGATGAAAGAGGGGGCGCTCCTTGGAGTGGACTCCAGTGGTATTTATCATATTACAAAGACTGTTATGGTATATAATGCAATGGCAGCAGCAGCAGTATCAGGAACAAGTCAGTTTTTGATATACAATAAGCATGATTTAAAAGCAGGTGAATATCTTCAGAATACCAGCAATACGGCATCTGGAGCTTTAATCGCTTCCATAGCTGCATCTGGAGCGAGTACTGATGTAATTACTTTAGGTGCTCTTAATGTAGCTCTCTCTGCGAGTGGTATTCTTATACAGGCCGCCACAGGAACTGCACGTGCTTTAGGATTTATGTATACACCGGTTGCAATTGCGACTAATCCTATTGATCTGACTAACGAAAATAACGGTTGCGGACTTCTTGTTCGTGGTACTGTTCGTACTGAAAATCTGCCTTGTTTTGTTGATTCAACTATTAAGGCGTTACTTCCACTCATTCGTTTCGTTTAACCTTTAAAAAATAGAAAAAATGGAAAGATCAATTTTAAAAGAGTTAACGAAAGTAAATGTCGAGGCATATGTTAACCGTCAGCGTGAACTGTTCCTTCAGAAACTTTACTGGCAACAGTTCTTCCCTTTGAAATATACCACTCAATTAACATGGGAATCCCTTAGCGGGTCGGGTGGTAATCCAGTCATGGCAGATGTTATCGAATACAACTCATCTGCACCTCTCAAAACTCGTAGGGTTGTCTCTAAAATAACAGGAGATATTCCTAAGATTGCTATCAAAAGACAGATGGATGAGAAGGATTACAATGACTATAATATCCTGAAAGCAATATCAACAGGCGATTCAAACCGTAGTGCGCTTCTTGACCTTGTGTTCAATGATATTGATTTCTGTTATACAGGAGTTATGGCCAGAACAGAGTATCTTGCTATGCAGGCACTTAGTTATGGTAAAATAACACTATCTTCTTCAAATAATAATGGTATTATAACCGAGGCCGATTGTGATTTTGGTATTCCTTCCGGCAACAAAACAGCCGCTGCACAGGTTTGGTCAGTTGCTAGTGGTACTCCGATGACTGATATAAGGACTCTTACAGATAATGCAAGGGCTTCCGGTTATCCGCTGGAGTATATGGTTATGGACAGAACTGCTTTTGGTAATCTTCAGGCATCAACACAGGTGCAGGAAGAATGGGCTGTACAGCGTAACACAACCACAAAAGCAACTCCAACATTTGGAGATTTGAGTAACCTGTTCGAGTCACGGCTTCTTCCAAAGATTATCATTGTTGATTCCCATGTGAGATTTGAAAGCAATGCACACGCATTGACTAACGTGGCAGCATGGAAAACAGGTTATGTAACATTTCTTCCTGATCTAAAAGTTGGCAATGTTCTTCATGGGCCTATTGCTGAGGAAACCAGTGAATCGGTTGCTAAGAAAGCGATCCAGGTCAAGCGGGATCATATACTACTCTCGAAGTGGTCTGAACTTGAACCGTTCGGAGAGTTTACTAAAGGACAGGCGAATGCCTTCCCCCGGTTTACTGATGTGGATGGAGTTTTCATCCTGTATGTCAACGGGATTACGTGGGCTTAGAGGTTTAATATATCCTAAGAGGCCGTTCTTAAACGGGGCGGCCTTTTTTAAAATATAAATGGATGACAAACCTCGAAGCGATAAAGGCCAAACTGAATTATCCTTTGACTGAAAATGCTTTTATTCTGGCATTACAGGATAGAGGATTAACTTCAGCAGGGATTTATGTAAGTTCTCAGTCGTTTGATTTGGCTTATGCTGATGCGATCACTACACTAGTTACAGTTCCTAACATCACTGAGGGGGGATATCAAATTAGTTTAACTGATAAGACATCACTTTTAAGTCTGGCAGCGGGGATTTATACTAAATATGGTGTGGTGAATCCGATTAGTTCTTTGAAAAAAACAGCAACATTTGTACAACGATTCTGATGCAGCAATATCCTGATAGTATCACAGTAACTACGTCCGCATCCGGAAGCCAAAATGCGAGCGGAGTATGGACGGCAGGGGCAACAACTGATTATACTTTCTCATGCCGGGCAGAAGTGAACGGCACAGGACGTAAGATAGTTGGGGCTGATGGCATGACGATAGATTATTCTTTTGCTGTCTTTATGCCGGTTACAACAGTTGTTATCCCGGACGGTTCTGATTTTGTACTTACTGCACTTTCAAATGGTACAATATCCGGCAAGGTGAAACGTGCCTCTAATGGTCAATTAAATTCAAGACTATGGCTCTAAAAAGCAATTTTAATCAGGGTCAAATCGCGAAGGATGTTGAAAAGCAGGCCGGGTTACTTTATCAGCAGATTATTGATGCTTTCATAATGGATGCTGAGCAATTTATCATTAACGCACGAGGTCAAGCACAAAGTCATGCAGCAGGACAATACGAGGATGAAACAGCAAACCTCCGTAATTCAATCAGTTACTATTTATTCCATAACGGAGAACTGGTTATCGGAAAAGAACCCGGATCGTTTGCTGGCAAGAAAGCAGAAGGCCGTAAATCTGCTGATGAGATTACAGCAATGAATAAACAATCAATTCAGGAGTTCATTAAACCTTCGGGATTTCAGTTGATTCTTATTGCAGGGATGGATTATGCTTCTCACGTTGAATCGAAAGGGTACAATGTAATTTCTTATCAGGCCGATGTTTGCATAATTGATTTAGCATTACATCTTGAACATCTGGAATTGATTAAGGAAGGATCGGCAGCACGAATGGAGGAAACATTTATACCATGAGCACTTATCAAACAACGGACTTCGTAATAGATATTGTCTATTCTCTTTTGGGGTCGATAACGAAACCAAAATATAGGAAGACGAAGCCCACGAAGTCAACGGACGCAGAATATGTTGTCATTAATGCACTTCCGATAAATGCTAATGTGATGCAGAAGTGTTATGTCAATGTGAATTATCACGTTAAGGACAAAGATCAGGGTGCAAGTGTTGGGTTTGTGCCTGATACTGCAAAATTGGAAGCCGGATCAGCATTAGTTCTGGCAGCACTTAAAGAAGTTTCTACAACGAGTTATCTCATTGATTTTGAGAGTCAGGAGACGATTAGAGAGGAACAACTTGGAGAACATTATTCAAATTTACGTTTTAGTTTTAAAAACATTAATAATTAATATTATGGCAGTTTATTTATTTGGAATATCATCCGTGAAATACGGTACAGCAGCAACAGGAGCTGGTAATTTTCCTTCTGGGACGTTACTAACTACTGCACCGGACACCGTCAAAGGGTCTGTGACTATTGAAGAGACAGAAGGATCAATAACACATTTTTACGTTGATCAGAAGTATTCACCTGTCAGGAGTGTAAAAACTGAAGAAGGGGAACTATCAGCAATATTCCAGTTCTATGATATGACATTTGCTACACTGGCCGCTTTTAAAGGTGGTACAGGAAATGCAACAGGTTATACTCCTGCAACTGGATATACAACCACCAATCTTGCTTTGGAATTAACACTTGACTCCACGCATAAACTTCAGATGTATAATGCATCATGTATCACTCGTATCATTGGTGGAGGTGGACGTGATAAATTATTTGCTATGGAAGTAAAAGCCATACCGCAAATGACTTCAGATAACACAGCAAATTGGAGAATTTGGGCTCAGGGTCCTTTAGGATAATCAAGAGCCTCTTTCGGGAGGCTTTTCATTATGGAAAGGCAAGTATCAAATATATTGCTTGGTCGTGCCAGCACGACTGATTGTTTCCGTTTGAAATGGGGTTGGTTTACTTTTCGTTTGTCAATCAAACCAATATCAACAAGGCGGTTAATTCAAATCAGTGGAGAGATTTGCCAGATAAGAGAATTTGAAGACGAGAGTATTTCTTATTTTCAGGCTCTCATGGATCATGCTACTGATGCTAAATTTATCAACAGAGCTATTGCAATAGCAACCGGCACTAAGTTTGTCAGAATAGTAGCCCGTGCAATATCTAAACTCCCGAATAAAGATCAAAATACTCTCTTTAAAATAGTCATTAAAAATTCAGATGCGGAGGTTTTTTTTTATACTATGGCATTGGCAAAAAAGATGAATGTACTGAAGAAGAAACCGGAATAGCAAAGGGAGGGGATTCAATATTTGGGAAATTAGCAATATACCGGACGAAGTTACATTTAACAGAAGAAGAAGTCATGAACAAGAGTTGGATTGCATTACAGATTGAAAGTGCCGATTTACCGTGGTGGGATTACAAAGGGAAGAAAGTTATTACCGGGAAGCAAGCAAGTGATTATCTTGAAAAATACATTAAACCATGAGTTCAATAACTTTTGATGCAAGTTTAAATACAGACAAACTGGATTCTGCCATAAAGGAGAGCAATAAAACTGTAAAGGAATGGGCTCAAGGCGTTGAGAAAGCAGGAGGTCAAGCTGATCAGGGATTAAATAAAATGGCAAAGTCCTTTAAAGATACTATAAAGGATCAGAAACTACTCATCAAATCCATTGAAGAAGATGTAAAAAGACTCCAAAAGGCTTATGATGATGCGGCTGCCGGGAAGGTTAAAAGCGCAATGGGTGAACAGGTTGGCATGGCCAAAAGAGCATTAAAAGAGGAGCAGGCGACCTTATTAGGACTTCAAAAACAACAGATTGAGGCAAATAATCAAACAGAAAGTTCACAAGGGAAAATCATATCATCTTTAGGAAAATGGGTTGGTGGACTTGTTACAGTCGGTGCTGCTTTAAAAATTGCAAAAAGTATTATTGCATCAACAGAAGGATCTGCACATAAATTTGAGGTTGTAGTTGCAGAAGCAACAGCCGGCGTTGGTTATTTCTTTAAAGCAATAGCATCCGGTGACTGGTCAAATTTTGGTAAGAATTTAGAAAAGGCAATAAAAGGGGCTAAAGATTATGTCGATGCAATGGAGGTTATCACCAACAAGCAGAATGAACAAAAGGTTAAATCATCTGAGTTAGACAAAGAAATTGCTGCATTAAGGGATGACACTTATGATAAAGACGAAAAAAATAATAAAACCAGACAAGATGCGTTAACGAAAATTGTAGCAAACCAAGAAGAAAAATACACTGCTGAAGCGAAACTTGCCAAAGAACTTTATGAGACTAATCTAAAGAAGGCTGCCACAGATAGTGGACTTTCTGAAAAACAGATTGAGAATTTCATTAAAGAGTATAGTTCACTTGAAAAACTGTTAGAATTAGGAAAACGTTGGAAAACAGAATTTGCACTTATACGTGAATCAGGTACTCAAGCTGAAATTGAAGCGGCACAAAAAGCATCCTTATTTGAAACACAGATCAGTAAAGTAGTTCCTGCAACAAGGGCAATGTTGTCTGGTTATATGGCAGCCGCAAATGAAGCAGAAGCAGCTTTTGGCCAAAAAAATCGCAGGGATAAGATGCAACTGGCAGAAGTTACTAATAAAATAAAAGAAGAAGCTGAAGCAGTTAAGAAAAAAGCCATTGAAGATGCGAAGACAGAGAATCAGATTAAAATACAAACGGAATTACTTAACAAGGCTATTGACGAAGGCAATCAAATTGAAATAAAAGCCATCGGCGAGAGAATAAGAAAATTACAGGAAGAACTTGTAGTAAGACAAAGAATTGCTGAGGCTGCCATTGCTGCGACAATAACAAGAGAAACTCCACTTTCAAAAATAACAGGATTAAAAGCACCGATTCTTTTACCTGGAGGACTGAAAATCCCAAGTACTTTAGCGGGTGCACCAATAACAGCACCGATATCAGATTACATTCCCGGTACTGCAATGCTTTCAGATGCAGGAAAAATCAAACAGAAAAAGAAAGATGCTGAATATGATAAAAATGCGGAAGAGTCTCTTAAAAGACAATTAGAGTTAAGGAATGAAATAGTTAATGCCGCTGCTAATCTGATTTATCAGATAGGTCAGCAAATAGGATTAGACGAAAAGTCTATGTCCCTACTTAATGCCGGGTTGAATGCTTTCACGGCACTTGCAACCGGTGATATTGTTGGTGCAGCATTATCAATGCTTTCCGGGATAATAGCACAGATACCGTCTGCTGCTTCCAGGTTTGAAGCACAAATTGAACATATAAATAGTTTACTTGAAGAGCAAGCAAGATTAATCGAATTATCGGAACAAACTGGAGGGCAAGAGGCAGCCAGAAAAAAGGAACTCGATTTCTTAAAAGAAAAAGAAAGGCTTGCAAAAGTTGAATATGAAAGGTTACAAAAAAGCGCAGATCAACATCTTGATTTATTAGGATGGAGACAAAAAAAGGCTAATGAAGCAAATCAGGCATGGAAGGAAGTAACAAATGAGATTGAAGATTCAAATTCGGCATTGTATGAATTTTATACAGATACCACTGCATCATCAATAGCAGATGCAATTTCACAAGGTTTTCAGGACGGTAAAACATCAGCGGCAGATTTTGCAGAAACCTTTAATGATTTCATGGTTAAAGCCATTAATTCAGCACTTACAGAAATGTCTAAACCGGAAATAGCTGCGTGGTATAAAAACTTTGCAATAGATATGGAAAGTGGTGGGGGTTTATCTAAAGAAGAAATTGCAGCATTAAGAATAGACTGGGATAAGATAATTGCAGAAGGTAAGGCGAACAGGGATGCAGTAGAAAGTGTTACAGGGGTAAAATTAAATACCGGTACTACAATAAATAACGGTCTTTCGATGGGGATACAAAGGCAAATTTCAGAACAGACAGGGACTGAACTTGCCGGACTTTTCAGAAGGTTTGCAGATGATAATAGACAGACAAAAGATTACACTTTGGCAGGATTAAATCATTTAGTCGGGATTGAAGCGAATACTTTTAATACAGTTGTAGAACTTCAAAAAGCAGTAACAGAACTTCAGGCGATAAATAGTAATACTAAACAAGCAGCAGTAGCGGGATTTTAAAATGGGATATTTACTGGATGACATAGATTTATACAATACTTACAATATTCGGGCAGGACATTCACCGGGTTCAAATATTGCTATTGACGGTTGTTTTTCTATGCCAGAAAGAATTGGAGAATGTTACCACGAATGGGGCGATTCTGACGGGGTTGAACCATTTGTTGATTCATCTGAAATATTTTTTGCAGGCAGGGACATTACTTTTAACGGTTCAATTTTAGGTACAGCATCAGGGTTAAATGGTAATTTAAAGACTTTTTATGATGCTATCAATGCGGCTTCGGGGTTAAGTATATTTGAAACGCCTTATCATAGTGCTTCTGGATATGTAAAGTCGGTAATTCCTGAATATATGAACGGCGGCTGCTCTGTTGTGATGACTTTCCGGGAGCCGGTTGTAACTTTTGCTGCAACAGGGCTGCCTGCATCAGGTATAAGTAATTATACTATTGATTCAATCCCTTTTTTATCTTTTGGACTTTATTTATCCAAAGCAGAAGCACTTCATGACTTACCGGAACTCAAAGAACAACAATTCACGAAATATGGTTCAGAAGGTTATCAGATTGTAAAACGTAAAAACAATACTTTAGGTTTCAATGGTTTTATTATCGGATCTTCATTATCGGATTTTCAAAGTAAAATACAGGCTCTTTATAAGATTTTCTCATCCGCAGGAACCCGGTCAATAGTTTTGAATAATACGACAACAATTGTTTGTTTTGCCACTTCCGGATTTACAGTTGATAATATAATTCTTTATAACCAGGGAGTAATTGCAAAATTTAAAATGAGTTTAATAGTTGTTTCAATAACTTATTCATGACGAATATAGACATATATCGCATAGGAAGAGCCGCACCGATAACGGTTGAAATTGATGATAAAACTGTCTATTTTAAAAAACTGCAAGGCGAACATCACATTACCAGCGATTTCATTCATAATTCCGCTTCTGCACTAGATGTAACTATTGGAGATTATATAACTTATCCTGCCAGTGGTGAATGGAACACGGCCAGTGGTGAGAATTATATCATTAATCAAATTCCAAGTGTTGTTAAGATCAATGATTCAACTTTCAAGTATAACATAGATTTTCAGGCTAATCTTTACAATCTTAATAAGAAACTTTTTAAAGACGGGGCAAGTGGACTCATTGATTTTGCTTATAGTGGTGTCCCTGATGATTTCCTTGATAAGATTGTTTCAAATATCAATGAGATAAATTCTCTATGGACAGCCGATACTATTTCATCTATTTCGTCCGGCATTGATAAGACTTTACAATTCACAAATGAATCTTGTTTATCGGCACTTAGTAAAGTTGCTGAGGCGTACAAGATGGAATATGATGTTAATGATAAGGTTATCAGTTTACAGGATTCCATTGCAGGTGCTTCCGGTTATAGTTTTGAGTATGGCAGAGCGAGTGGACTTTATAAACTTACTCGTGAACAGGTATTAAATCAAAATATTATAACACGGTGCTATGGATTTGGAGGTTTAACAAATATTCCACTTACTTATCGTGCGCCATCAGGAGGAACGAAAAGACTAACCTTTAATGCTTCCGGTGATGGTGGATTTAGTTACTTAGATGCACCAGCCGCTACAGGATTATATGGCATTATTGAGGGAGTTTTTGTTGACGATAATATTTTCCCACAACGAACAGGGACAATCACATCTGTTAATATATATTTCAATCCTATTGCACAAGTTGATGAGATTACCAAAAGCGATACTGCTTCCGGTTGCACGGTAGGATGTAATGGTTATTCTTATACGATGGCATGGAATGTCAGTCCGACAATAACGATAGAGGCTTTCAGGCTTTTGCATGGGAATGATTTTGGAGCCGTTACCTTAGCAAGGACTACTGCAAATAAATTTACATTCACGGCTAACGTGCCGGGAACAGCTTTTGCAGCAGCATCAGTTGACGGTGATAATACTGCTACTAATTTAATTCCAAATGATGACGGTAGTGGAGGAACTGAATACTCAAACAACGGTTATATAGAAGATACCGACCTATATAATGCTAATCCGGCACTTGACATTAATATAAATAACTTTAAAATTGCAGGACAAAACCCATCAATAATATTTAAGACTGGGGATTTATCGGGCGTTCAATGTGAAATATGGAAGTACGAACACCTTACACAAAGAATGTATATCAACCCATTCACTGATTCAGATGGTAATACATTACCCAACCCAACTCATTTACCGGCATCAGGGGATACTTATACGCTTGTCAATATGGAACTACCGGATGCGTACATAGTGACGGCAGAGGCCGAGTTACAAGCCGCTACACAGAAATACCTGGATGAGAACTGTGCCCCTCATGCGATATATACTTTGGATATAGATCCTAAAGATGCGAAACTTAATAGTATATCTTTAAAAGCAGGCGACAGGGTTACGATAATTGATTCTGCACTTTCGATTAATAAACTGATTCGTATTTCGAGTATTGAATATCCGCTGGTTAATCCTTATAAGATTAAAGTCATTTTGGCTAATCCGGTTGTACCTTATACACTTCAGGAGCGACTTGTTAAGGCCGCTTCGATAATTACAAAAGGCGCATTATTCAGTACTTCGTCCCCGGTGAAAGGCATGGTCCCGGGAGCTAATAATGCAGGAGCAGGTTATTTTCTTAATGCCAAAGGCGCATGGGCAATTCCTGGAACAGTAGCAACTTTTTCATCTTCTCCTGGATCAACAACAACCATAAAGGAGATCATTAATTTTACAGCGGTATCGGCACCGGCGATAACGAACTATCAAACTAATTATGCACCCACACATGGAGAGAATCCTATTGTGGCACTTAGAACGATTGATGCAGATGGGAATATAATAGAACGAAATGAGCAGCCTAAATTCACACTGGCCAGCGGACTGATTAGTTCAATAAGTTGGGATTTACCGGGTAACGAAACGGGAATTATTATTTTAAGTTAATAAAAATATATAACTTTGGTAAAATTATTAAAATGGCAACAATTACTATAAAAAGAGGAAACCCATATAATGCAACAATAACAGTTACTAATGCGTCCGGGAACCCTTACGACTTGACCGATAAGACTGTATTTTTTACAGTTAAAAAAGCAACCGATACCGGTACTGATGACTCTGTTGCGGTGATTACTAAAGACATAACATCTCATACGAATGCCAGTGGAGGAATCACTACATTGGATTTAACGGCAGCACAAACAGATATTGTTCTCGGTGATTATAACTGGGATTTGAGAATATATGCTGGTTCTCCACTTGTTCAGATGAACACTACATCAGGGATTTGTAATATTATTGAAACAATAACTAAACGCATATCATAATGGACAATATAAGTGTACCAATAACAGAGGAATCTATCACAGTTACCATTTCAGAGGGTGCTACATGGGACGGTGTTTCCGGAAAGCCAACAGCCGTTGAAGAAAACAGTTTCATAGTAAGTAATCCAACTCCTTTTGCATGGATTGTAAAAATACTTGCACAGGTAAAGACAATACTTGGATTGAATTTAGCAGTACAGACAATCCCTTTTGCTATTCCATTAGCTATTGATGTTACAACCTATAAAGATTGGAAATGCACTAACATATCAGGAGATACGACTGTTAATATAACTGGTGAAGCGGACGGCGAGGCAGGGATGCTTGAAATTTATAATTCTGCAAGTGCCGTTAGTACTTTAGGAACGATGTTTACAAAGAACTCCGGGGGTGGAACGATAGATACGGCTGCCAGTGGTGATAATATTATTGCTTGGACAAAAAGCGGGACAGATATAATTTACTCTATATCGCAGATTGAATGAGAAAAGATCAATTCATAAAACGGTGGATAGCTTCCTCTTCCAGTTGGAGTAGTTACTTTGCTTCACGATATCCAAGTAATCTTGTAATTACTATTGATTCTGATACACAATTTACTGTAACTCATACAAATAACGGGACTCAGGATTATAGTCTTATCAGGTATGAGTTATCAACTGATGGCATAAATTTTACCGAAAATACTACTGCCGTTGCAGGGACAGCATCTAAAGCCATTACAGGACTTACTGCCGGGGTCGTTTATTATGTGCGGTTAAGATATTCTAAAGGTACTCATTATTCTGCTTATTCTGAAACTGTAAGTGCTGTAATATCAACATTATTAACAGGACTAAAAGCATATTACAAACTTGAAGATGTTAATGATAGTTTTAATGGTTATCATCTAACAAATAATAATGCAGTAACATTCGTTGCAGGTAAGTTAGGAAATGCTGCAAATTTAGGAACATCAAATACAAATAAATCATTATCTGTTAACACGGTATTCGGGATGACCTATTCAACACTTAAAAGTGTTGACGGATGGTTTAAGATTAATACAGCACCGGGAGTTGGTGTTGTTTATGCTTTAACAGGATTGATGTTTAATACTAATCCGGGAAATTATATAAGAATACTCTATACAAATGATGCAGGGAATTTTGTAATACATCTTAATACCGGGAGCAAATCAAGTACGGAATTAGTTGTTGGAACTTGGTATTATTTATGTGCTACGTGGGATCATGCTGGTAATCATGCCCGGTTATATGTTAATAATGTATTAAAGATTAATGATGCCATATTTACAGCAAATTATAGTGCAAAAACAGGACAATTAACAATTGGTCAAGTTGAGAACGTTTTATTTGCTTCGGAAATGGTAGATAGTCTTGGGATTTGGAACAAAATATTGACAGATGCAGAAAGAACAGAAAGACTTAATCTTGGCGTGGGAATAACATATCCATTTTCAACTCCCCCATTAATAATATCTTATCAGGCTATTCAGGGGACAGTTCCTGATAGTAACATAATAACGTACCAAATAGATGATGGGTTTAATGGTGTTATAGATTGGGGGGATGGCACAAGAAATGTATTAATATCTGGCGCACCTTATAAACAAATCTGGCATACTCACTCTACACCTAATACGACTTATACTATCAGGATATTTGGTATAGCTGATAAGTTCAAGCATTTTTCAGTTAATCGCCAATCTGCGAAAATTTCTTTATCGGAGGTAGCTAAATTCACTGCGTTGGAATATTTTGCAGCATCATTGGCAAGATGTACTGGTAATCTGAATGAACTTGTAAGTACAATCAAAACTGCTATATTTTATCATTTGGATTCTGCAAGTGATGCAGTAATAAATATTGGCCCGGATCATATTGTCGGTTCAATTGATGATCTTCCGGCAGGGATGACTGGGTTATTGCAATTAGAATATTGTTTCGGTACAGGTGAAGGAACGGGATCAATAGATAATCTTCCTGTCGGATTAACAGGATTATCTATTGATCAGGGGGCTGCACCTACAGCATTTATAGGTTCAATAAGTAACCTCCCTGCCGGTTTAACAGGTTCTGTCTATATATATGGATGTCTTCTTCTTGATGGTTCAATAAATGCGCTCCCCGCTGGTATCAATTGGTTATGGTTAATTAATATGCCACTCATCACAGGATCAATAAATAATTTATCTGCTGGAATAACGAGTTTAGTATTATACAATTGTGGATTGCTAACTGGTGATATTGAATCAATCAATACAAATATTGATACTATTGAAATTAATATGTGTGATGTTATTTATGGTGGAGGTGCGGTTCCTGCGTGGAGGAATGCAAAAATAACTATTCAAAATACGTGGGGAGGTGGAATAAACTGGTCTGCTGCAATGACATCTGATTTTCTTATTGCATGGGCATTGACGGCACAGATAGCGGATGATGGTCTTGTCAGGGCATGTTATATAGGTTATCCGAGAGATGCTTCAAGTGATGCAGCATTAGCAACATTACAGGCTGACCCACCAAAGAAAACCATCACCACAACATAATTAATAGTGCACAACATAACAAATGATTAACCGATGAGTGAAGAACAGACAAAATTTCTGGAAGAACTTGATAATAGAAATAAGGGAATAAAGAACACACTATAAGATATGACAACAGGAACAAAAAATATAACCGGAGAAATGAGTGAAGAACAAGAAAAAGCAATCAATGAAATAAATAATTGATATGAAAAAACTACTTACACTACTTTTGCTTTTTGCAAGAATTGAATATAATGGGGAGGCAATAAGGCTTGGGAGTTTTAGAACAGTTGAAGAGGCAGCAAGAATTAGAGATATTGCTTCTCTTAAATATTTTGGGGAGTTTGCTAATTTAAACTTAAAGTCATGAAAAAAATAATATTGTTTCTGGTATTAGTTTTGTATTCAATATTTACGTTTTGTCAAGATTCTCCACCGACAGGGGCAAATTTCAAGACATTGCCTACTTATTCTTTTAAATATTACACCCCGACTGAGGCAGTATGGATGTATAAAGGCTCGACTTACGGATGGACAAATTTAGGCAAGTCGTTAGATACGATGCAATATTACAGGCTTTTGAATAATCATGATTCATTAAATACACTACAGGAAAAATCATATAATTCCTTAAATGATAAACCTGATCTTGATTTAAAGGCAAATGTTGATGACCCGACATTTACAACTAAGATTACTACTCCCGCTTTAAATATACCTACGAGTGCGACGTTAAATTATTTCTGGAAATGTACTAATCTTGATGGTTCCGGTGCATGGGCTGCTGTTTCAGCATCACAGGTTTATAAAGGTACCTGGAATGCCACAACAAATACACCAACCCTTGCTGATGGTACAGGAACGGCAGGGTGGTATTATCGCTGTGTTGTGGCAGGGACGGTAAATTTTGGTTCAGGAAATATAACATTTGCCGTAGGGGATGATGCATATTGTAACGGCACTATATGGCAAAAAGTTCCGGGTGGTACTTCACAATGGGTAACCACAGGGAGTGATATTTATTATAATATTGGTAACGTAGCAATAGGAATGACTGCACCGACGGCTAAATTAACAATTGGTGATACATATAAAGCGCTGGATAGTCCAGGTAATCTATTTGTATATACAACAAATACAGCTACGACTGATTATGGAGCCCAAATCTCTTTAGGTGGTTCTTACAGTGGCACTTCTCCACTTCCCTTTGGGGCGATTGGAGCAAGGAAGGTAGCTGCCAGCGGAGGTTATTTGTCTCTTATGACAGCTGTTTCAGGTACATGGACGCTGACTGAAAAAATGAGACTTACTGAATCTAACGTAAGTATTTACTCGGCAGTCCTTAGTCTATCAACCGATCAGCAAATTCAATGGGGAGCAGCTGATAATTACATCTGGGGACATACTGCAACTCATTATATGGGATTTGCAACAAACGGATCAGAGCGCATGAGAATCTTATCAAATGGTTATTTGGCATTAGGAAAAACCTCTGCCACTACCTTATTAGATGTCAATGGAGTTATCACAGCAACCGGAGGAAATTCAACTAACTGGAATACTGCCTATACACACTCACAAATCGCCGGAGGTAATTCAGTTCACGTTTCAACAACAGAGAATACTCAATGGGATGCTGCTTATACACATAGTCAAATTGCAGGAGGTAATTCAGTTCACGTTTCAACAACAGAGAATACTCAATGGGATGCTGCTTATACACATAGTCAAATTGCAGGAGGTAACTCTGTTCACGTTTCAACTACAGAAAATACCAATTGGGACGCTGCTTATACTCATTCAACGGATAATACTCAGGCTCATTCAGATTATTTATTAAACAATGCTAATGATGCGACATCAGGAAGTTTAACTGCAACGAATTTTATCTTATCTTCTGATAGAAGGCTTAAAACTAATATCAAAGCAATTGATTTCAAGGGTGTAAATATTGAATACAAACAGTTTGAATTAAAGTCCGAAAGGGGAATAATAAGATTTGGTGTAATTGCTCAGGATTTGCAAAAAACCAACCCGGAATTAGTGAGGACTGACAAAGATGGAATGTTAAGCGTTGCTTATATTGACCTGCTCATAAAAGAGATTTCTTCTCTTAAACAACGAGTTACTGAACTGGAAAAAAGATTAGAAAAATGAGAACTAAACTACTGATATTATCACTTTTCTTTTGCTTGAGTTTATATAGTCAGGTTCCTACTTTAAGTACTACAGCAGTTTCAAACATAACTGCAACTACCTGTGATAGTGGAGGAAATATTACAGACGAGGGCGATTCCCCTGTTATTGCACGAGGTGTTTGTTGGAATACTACTCATAACCCGGTATATGAAGATAATAAAACAAAGAATGGATCAGGGACTGGAATATTTACCAGTCATGTTACTAACCTTGTTGCGGTTAATACTTATTACATAAGAGCTTATGCAGTTAATGGTTCAGGGATAGGTTATGGTAATGAGGTAAGCGTAGAGATCACAATACTTTCTTCTGTTCCTGACAATGAGGCATTTTCATTAGTAGATGTAACGGATATAGTATCGGCAGCAAATCATGATTTAGTAGATTGTTTTTCTCATGGGATAACTAATCATTTTAATAAACAGTATTATCCTAATTACTTAGTTGAAGGACCAAATGCTTTTATTGAAAATAGTTTATTAAACTTTAGAGATTATGATAGGTCATTACGCCCGCCAACAGATTTTGCTTGTGTTGAAAAAACAACGACTTCACTTTATTGGACTTGGGTAGATAATTCATGGGATGAAGATGGTTTTTATGTAGAACGTTCACCTGATGGAACATCTGATTGGATAGAAGTAGAAACTACAGCGGCAGATGTAGAAGGTTTTATTGACGGTAGTTTATCACCAAATACTCCTTATTATTACAGGATAAGAGCGTTTGACGGAGCATTACATTCTGATTGGGTGACTGGATATACTTCGACTAATTCTTTTGAATTGGATGACTGGTACTTACCCTCAAGAGGTGAATTACGTGCAATGTATGATAATCTCAAGGTGTATAGTGTTGGTAATTTCACCACTGATTACTATTGGAGTTCTACTCAAGCTGCTTATAATGAAGCATGGGTAGTTAGTTTTAATAACGGGGGTTATTATAATTCTGGGAAAGATCAATTATATAGCGTTAGGGCAATTTGTAGTTTTGTTGCTGCAGTGGATGCTTATGCTATAAGAGATACCGGGCCACATGGAGGACTAATATTTTATATAAAAAATAATAGTGGCATATATACTTATTTTGAATCAAAAACAACTGATCAGAGTGTAAATTATATTTGGTCTAACGTACTTCACTCAGTTCCTACTCTTAGTGGTATTGGGACAGGAATGTATAATACCCAACAAATAATTATGCAAGAAGATCATACGGATAGTGCTGCTAAACTTTGTAATGATTTATAACAGATAAAAATTAAAGATATGAACTCATTTCAGATTATTACACTCATTTTTTCAGGATTATTCCTGTTTAGTTCTATTATAAGTGTTTACGTTGCTTGTAAAGTTGCTTTAGTTAAGATTGAGGTCGAAATA